ACCCAAACCAAGTTGCTTTTGGTGTTCCTTCAATGGGAACTACACAAGTGGCAACAGTTACAACCTCAAGCGTTCAGATGACCGCTTTTGGTGCAAACACCACAATGATTCGTATTGCCTGTTCTCAAGGTCATTGCCACTATGCAATTGCTACTAGCCCAACAGCAAGCATTACAACTTCAGCGATGATTCCACAAAATTGCGTGGAAATCGTCAAAGTCACGCCTGGTCAAAAGATTGCATTTATCAAAGATGCGACTATTACCACTTCAACTGTTTCTGTAACAGAACTTAACTAAGGAGTATCCATGAAGATGAAGTCCCCTGCCGCTAAGAAAGTGTCTAAAGTGATGAAGGAGTATGGTGCTGGTAAATTGCACTCAGGCTCTAAGAAAGGCCCTGTGGTCAAGTCACAGAAGCAAGCCGTTGCCATTGCCTTGTCTGAGGCTGGTATGAGCAAACCTAAAAAGAAATCAGGCTATTAAGCATATAATGCAGTTGTAGGGCTTCTTTCCCATTGGGGACATAGGTAAAAGCCAGTTGATTCTGCAAAGAACAAAGTGAGAAAAGAATGGCTCTACCTACTTATTTACAGTTAGTTAATGATGTGTTGGTTCGTATGCGTGAACCACAAGTTTCTTCTGTTTCCGAAAATACAGTCTCTGCCCTTGTGGGCAAGTACATCAATGATGCCAAGCGTCAAGTCTCTGATGCTTATGATTGGGATGCTTTTAATACCCCAATTACTGTAAGTACTATTGCCAATACAACTGGCCCGTATAGCATTACGGGGGCAGGGATACGTTTTAAGACTATGGATGTGATTAACATCACTAGTTTTTATGAAATGTCACCTTTGTCTCATGCCAATTACGATTCTTTCTACTACACAACGCCAACCCCTACAAAGGGTTTGCCAATGTATTACTCAATCAAGGGTGTAGATACAAATGGCGATATTAAGGTCAACTTTTGGCCTGTTCCTGATGCTGTATACAGTATTCGATTTAGTTTGATCGTTCCTGAAGCAGATTTCACAACTGATGCTTCTACCACTTTGTTGGCAAAAGAACCTATTGTTTTGGGTGCATTTGCTAGAGCGTTGGTTGAGCGTGGTGAAGATGGTGGTTTGAGTAGTTCAGAGGCTTATGCGCTATATAAGTCCTCTATGTCTGATCTGATTGCTTTGGAATTGGCTAGATCGCCTGAAAACGACACATTTGAGGCTGTTTAATGTCTCAACCGATACAAACCTTTTCAATTACAGCCCCAGGCTTTTTTGGACTAAACACCCAAGATTCGTCCTTGGATTTGGCTAGTGGCTTTGCTTTAGTTGCTAACAATTGTGTAATTGACCAATATGGTCGTATCGGGGCTAGAAAAGGTTGGACAAAGGTTAATTCTGCTGTTAATAGTGATCTGTCTACCAATGACATTACCTCAATTGGTGAGGTAGTGACTGCTGACGCTACTTCTTATACTATTATTGCTGGTAACAATAAACTACTTAAATTAAGTGGCACAAGCCTTGTTACCTTGACCTATGGGGGAGGGGGTACTGCCCCAACCATTACTGCAAGCAATTGGCAGATGGTTTCCTTGGCTGGCGCACTCTATCTCTTCCAAACAGGACATGACCCTTTGGTGTTTGACCCTGCTTTGTCTACAACCACGTTTAGACGCATTAGCGAGTTAACTGGCTATGCAGGTACTGCTCAGTTGGCAAACACTGCTCTGAGTGCCTATGGAAGGCTTTGGACGGCAGATGTATCGTCAGACAAGTTAACTGTCCAATGGTGTGATACCAAGTTGGCAAACAAGTGGAGTACAGGAACTGCGGGAACGCTAGACACCACTACTGTTTGGCCTAGAGGTGGCGATGTAATTGTCGCTTTAGGCGCACACAATGGCTTTTTGTTTATCTTTGGTAAGAACAATATCCTTGTTTATCAGGGTGCGACTACTCCTTCTACGATGTCTTTACAAGATGTCATCACAGGAATTGGCTGTGTGGCTAGGGATTCCTTGGCTTACACGGGTACAGATTTATTATTCTTGTCTGCTACTGGAGTAAGAAGTGCTTTGAGGACTATCCAAGAGAAGTCAATGCCTTTGCGTGACTTGTCTAAAAATGTTCGTAATGATTTGATTTCTGCGGTGGCAGGGGAAAATTTATCTAACATTAAGTCTGTATATAACAGCAAAGAAGCCATTTACTTGCTAACTTTGCCCGTATTGAAGTCAGTTTACTGCTTTGATATGAAAGGAACTTTGCAAGATGGTTCTGCAAGGGTTACGACTTGGGATTCAATTGAGCCTAAATCGTTGTTGACCAAGCAAGATGGAACGTTGTATCTTGGAAAAGGTGGCTATCTTGCTACCTATTCTGGTTATATTGATGACGCATCCACCTACCGTTTTCAATATTTTACGAACCATACTGATTTGGGTCAGCCATCTGTTACTTCTATTTTGAAGAAACTTAAAGTTGTGGTGATTGGTGGCAGTAATCAATATGTGACATTTAAATGGGGATATGATTTCTCAGGAAATTATTATTCTCAGTCAGTTGAAATTCCAGCACAAGGTGCTTCATATTATGGTATTGCTGAATACAATTACGGGGCTGAGTATTCGCCTGGCGTTGCCTTGCAACAATTGAGTGTTTACCCAACAGGATCAGGCAAGGTTATTCAAACTGGTTATGAGATGGATATCAGTAACTTAGCATTGAGCATCCAAAAAATAGAAATTCATGCTAAAAATGGCAAGATTGTTTAAGGAGATATATTTTGACAGACTACACCAAAGCAACTAACTTTACCAGTAAAGATAGTCTTTCTACTGGAAATCCCTTAAAGATTGTTAAGGGAACTGAGATTGATACTGAGTTTAATAATATTCAAACTGCTGTTGCAAGTAAGGCAGATTTGTATAACCCCACCTTTACTGGTACTACAACAATAGCAACACTTGCGTTGACAAACGATTTGGCTGTTACCGAGGGTGGTACTGGTGGATCAAACGCAACTGACGCAAGAACCAATCTGAGTGCCGCCAAGTCTGGTGCTAACTCTGACATTACTTCTATTACTGGTTTGACGACTGCTTTAGCACCTTCACAAGGTGGAACTGGTTTAGCAACTTTAACTGCAAACAATGTTGTTTTAGGAAATGGAACAAGTGCTGTGCAGTTTGTTGCGCCTGGAACTGCTAGTAATGTATTAGTTTCCAATGGCACAACATGGACATCTGGTAGCGCAGGGGTTACTTCTGCTGTGGCTGGAAATGGTATTGCTGTATCAGGGGCTACTGGTGCTGTAACGATCAGCGTTGCCGCCCCATCATTTAATTCAATTGGATCATATGTTTGGGCATCTGTATTTAATACAGCACCTTTTTCTATAACAAGTGGCTCAACCTATACTGGTGGAACATCAGATGGTCAAGTCAGAGTTGCTGGAAATGCTATAAGTGGAACATGGAGACTTATGAGTGGCTCTTTAACTACAACCAATTATTCTCAAGATTTATATGGTTTATTTGTAAGAGTTTCTTAATTTGTAAGGTAAGCATTGAAAGTAGAAGTAATCAAAACCAAAGATTATATTGTGTACTTTGAGGAAGATTGTGGCTTTACTTTTATTCATTGTGAGTGCATGAGATGGAACAAAAGCGTTAAAAGACAATTAAAAATTGATTTTGACAAATTGTTCAAGTTCTATAAAAAGAACATTTATGCGATACATGAATTTGGTGATGTAAAACATGAGAAGTTTGTAAGAATTTTTGGGTTTGATTATTTAAAAGATTTTGTTGGTATGGACGGCAAAGCAAGACAAATGTTTGTTAGGAGAACATAATGGGAATTGAATCATCACTTATTGGTGGAGGACTTTCGCTACTAGGCGGTGCGCTTGCTGGAGGTTCTGCATCAGATGCGGCACAGACTTCTGCTAATGCACAATTAGAGGCGGCACGAATAGCGGCAGAAGCCTCTAAGTTCCGTCCTGTTGGCATTACAAATCGTTACGGATCAAGTAATTTTCAGATGAGTCCTGAAGGTTATTTAACGGGCGCAGGTTATACAGTATCTCCTGAATATCAGGCTTATCAAAACAGATTGTCTGCACTTCAGGGGCAACAATTAGGTCAAGCAGAACAAGCCCAAGGTCAATATGCGCCTTTAACAGGTGCGGCAAGTAATCTTTTTAATCTTGGACAACAGTATTTAGCGCAATCTCCTCAAGAGGCGGCTCAACAATACATGAGTAACCAACTTGCTTTGCTTGCTCCTAGTCGTGAACAACAATCTGCTTTACTGGCAAATCAATTGTCAAACTCAGGACGCACAGGGTTGTCTGTGGCTCAAGGCGGTAATTTGATGGCGGCTAATCCAGAAGCGGCGGCACTTGCTAATGCTAGGGCTATGCAAGACCTTCAGTTGGCGGCACAGGCTCAACAGGCTGGTCAACAACAAACTGCATTTGGTGCAGGATTGTTTGGCACAGGTGCTAATTTGCTTGGTAGTTATCAACAAGGTCAAGTTGGTGCATTGTCTCCATTCCAAACATCGTTGGGCGTACAAAGTGGAATTGAACAACTTGGACAACAACCATTGACATTGGGTGCAGGTTTAGGTGGTCAAGCGGCGGCTTATGGTGCTAGTGCAGGAAGATTCTTATATGGTGGTGGCATGGGTGCGGCAGGAACTATGCAAGAAGCAAATGCTTATAACCCGTATGCTAGTTCGTTAATAAATGCAGGAACTAATAAACAATTCACTCAGGGAATTAGTAATTTGTTTGGTAATTATGGTGGAACTCCGCAAGGAGCGTATGGTCAACAAGATCAATATTTGGCTGGTGCATACGCAAATCCTCAAACACAGCAAGCCCAAATGTTAGCGGATCAAAACGCTTGGTTTAAATAAGGAGTAACCAAATGGCAGATTCAATAGTAGGTGGTTTGTTTGGTATGACTCC